CCTCTCCGTCTGCGTTGGTAAGGGTGACGATTTCTGCGGAGGGGAAGAGGGTACAGAGGATGATACAAGCACAGAGCGTAGACACCCCGATAACAGCAAGAATACGACGAGTAAAAGAAACAAACTCCCCAGTACCGCTTTTAGCGATTTCAGCTTGTAGTCGAAGGAAATTATCAGACGCACGAGCCTCTCTCGCCATTTCAAGATCGTGCTTTTGTTGTTTAGCTTCAAACACATAACCAAATACACCTTTAAGAATCGCCCCCATAGCAGTGCTACCACCACCCGTGATAAATAACATAAGTAACTCGCCCATCTCTTCACTTTACTCCGTATATAAAATAATCAAACTTACCTCTAAGTATATCTAACTCTTTCTCTAAGTATTTGATCCGCTCAAACTGTTGATAGTCAGATGTTATAGGTGCATCCTGTAGTGACATGAGATGATCTAGGTCTCCTTTGGATTGTTCTGCGAACTTCTCAATGTGTAACATCCGTGCCGATAGATCGCCTAGCATAGTACCCTCATGTTGTACCCGACCTAGTCCGTTATCCAGCTCATTGATCTTGTTCCATATAACACTGTATCCCCAAACCACGCTACCCACCACAGCTATTACTTTAGCCATGAATGCGAGGTTAGCTTTTACTTGTACATTCTCGCCTATCTCTGTTGCCATAGACTTTATCATAAACAGAAACCCCTACCTAGGCGAAACAAAATGCAAAACAAAAAAAACCTAGATAGGGGTCTGTGTATGAATGAACTATCTACTGTATCAAATATTACTAACTGCCAACCGTCTGTCAATCTCTTCGTGATATGCTTTATCACCGGAACGATAGCGTGGATCAGACTGTGCTCGTGCTAACTCCTGCATACTTTTAAATGGCATGGTTGATGTACCAGATACTGCTCCCTGTGTTAACTTAGGAGTACTACCTGTAGCATTCTGATACCTGGCGTACAATCCTTGCACTGCTAATTTAGCTTGTTGAACTGTACCCCCGGTGACCGCCTCATCAAAAGCATCGATCTCTTCTTGTGGTAAATTCTCATTCGCCCACTCTGCCATCGCATCGTATTGACCGTTCGCAACGCTTTGTATTTGAGCTTCTTCAGATTGTAATAATGCTTGCTGACCAGCTGCGTAGCTGTCAACTAAATCTCTAGGAAGTCCTGCTTTTTCTAAAGCGTTATAAGTTTCCTCACTAAGTGTACCGTCGTTTTCAAAGAACTCTTTACTTGCTTCCGCAATCGTTTGATATGCTTCACTAACATTCTCTTCAGCTTGTTCTTCTTTGTTCTCAGCTTCCGCTTCACTTTGTTCAGGTTCTTCCGTAGCTTCTTCCTTAGGTTGTCCAAGTTTCTTTTCCAGCTCGGAGTACGCTTGTGCCATGTCTTCCGCACTCTTGAACTTTTCGGGGAGCCATTGCGGGCGGTCGTTCTCTTCTTGCGGTAGTTCCGTGGTTTGTTGCTCGGTGACTTCCGCTGGTTTCTCTTCGGGTTCGATTTCATTCGGTGCTTTTTCGTTAATCTCTACTCGGTGTAATTCAGCCATTTGTTATTCCTCTTGTGGTTGTTGTTGTGCCATGTACTGCTCCTGTGCTGCGTTGATAGCTGGTGCTACTGCGGGTGCTCCGAGTTTCTGTGCCATCTCCATCATCTGAGCTTGTTGCATAGCTTGTTGAATTTCTTCTTCTGTCTTGATCAGCCCTTCAGTCTCAATACCAAGAGCAGTAGCACGACGCTTGAAGTAGTCAGATACATTTAAGTATTGAGTAACTGCTTGTGGTCCTACTATCTGATTAGCACCTGCTAAGAACATATCCAATCTGTTAAGATCATTACCACGACCAAGTGCTTCAACACCAGTAACAATAGTAGGCTTAACAATATCTTTAGGTATCTTAGGTAGACGCTTGCTCTTAGACATCTTGTCCATCAAACGACTGACAATAGGAAGCTGTAGCTCTTGAGATAACAGAGAGTAGAGACCACCCAGAGCAGCTTCAAGCTCTTGACTTAACATGCGTATCTCTTCAGCAGTCACTCTCTCTGCATCTCTAACAACTCCCGATGTCAAAAGAAATGCTTGGCTGAGACGATCTGTTATACCATTCATTGTGGCTTGTGCAGTACGGAAGTCATTAAACTTATTCAACTGCAACACAGATACATCTCCTTCCGACCCTTGTACAATCGCACCGTTAGGAGCTTCAGCTAATGTCCGTGCTCTTGTTGTACCATTCGGATTAACCATGAACAATACTTTAGCTGCTGCTGCACTACCTTCTACGATTGCTTTGGTCAGTGCTTCTAAACTCTTTAAGTCTCCGAGGTACTCTTCAACAAAGCCTCTGCCGTAGTCCTCTCCATCAATCTGGGTGTAGCGTAACGGGAGCCACGGGGACTTATCAATCGGATACTCACCCATACTTTCTTCGATGAGCATTCCTTTAACATCCTGGTAGACTTTGTACTTATCTCCTTCTCTGACGATTGCGGTGTAGAGGTCACAGCTGTTCTCCTTTTCCTGACGATATACTTCTTCTCTTACAGATTCAGGAAGCATCATAGGAGCTACAGTTTCTTTCACTGCTATGTGTGTAACATTACCCATTGGGTCTCTCTTGACGACATAACGATCAAGCTTGAACACACGCATACCACCTTCGTCCGGTAAGTACAACAAACTGTTACCAGTAATAAGTAAGTTCTTTAGTGCTTGGAAGATACCGTTCCTGAAGTTCTGTACTTCTACTTCCTGTGATACACTACGCTCTACATCAGCTAATGCTTTCTCTAAGTCTGTGCGTAACTGCTCACCACCCTCTGGTCCTAACTCCTGCTTTGCTTTGTCCAGTTCATATCTATCTATAACCAGACGAAAGAATGGAGCGTTAGGTGGTAACAGTGCTAACAATAACTTACTACTTAGATTCAGTACACCTCTAGCTCCGATACCTTGATACGGTGTGTAGTACTTAGTAGCGTAGTTATGTCCGTCAGGCGGTAGTACATAAGGAAGCGTAAGCTCAGAAGATGTACGACCTCTGTCTAAAAATGACCACCGCTGGTTCTCCAACGAGTGATATAACCCTTGAGCTGTTTCGTGCATTATTGAAGTACTTCGTCAGGATTAAACCAATCCTCCCCACTTAAAATACTTAACATCTCTTCCCGTGTGTACTGTGGTTCACCTATTAGAAAGCTAGGAGTGTCGCCTTTAAATTTAACAAAGGTCTTAGTACCGTCTACCGAGTAACGGAGCGTGTCAACAGATGTTTGAGCTACTTGGTTAAAATCAATTAAACTTAAATCCGATGTGTTAATTAAAATATATTTCATAACTTAAAATGGAGTATCACTATCAAATGAAGCACCATTAGTTAATGTTAAATCATAGCCTTCGCTGCCTAAGTCAGTGACAGTAGTACCGGTTCCTGAGTCCGAATCTCCCATCCTCCACCAGTTATCTAAATTCAAAGTATTATCTGTAGCATAGGTAGATAAATCACCATCTCCTGTGTAAATATCACTAACTTGAGTGGATGATAACTCATTACCAAAAACCGCGACTTCGTCAATTAAGCCTCCGTAATAATTCTGAGCACCAAAACCATGCTTACCTATATAAAACTGGTTATTGCTAGAGGACGCATCAGCGGGTGATTGAGTAGCGTTACTGTTCTCAAGAGTACCATTTACATAAATATCACAACCATTAGCATTCCATGTACCAACTACATGAGTCCACGCTGTTGTCGAGACTGTGGATGTAGCTATTAATGTTTTAACTCCTCCAGCATACCAATATAAAGCAGGATATCCGTCTCTTGTAAGATACAATGCAAAGTACACATTAGCCCTAGAAACTATGCTACGACTTTGATACGGGTTAGTATAACCACCTGAGATAGCTACAGTATCAGGTTTCACCCAAGCAGATATAGAATGATCGTTAGCCCCCCAATTGAAGAGCGGTCCTGACTCAAGGTTAGAGAGATAATCGTCAGTCCCGTCAAAAGACATGGAGTATGCATTAGGAAATGCTGCCGGACCTGTAGGACTACCTACTACCCCAAGATTGAATGTCGGAAGAACGAACATTATTAGGAAGCAGTATCTCCAGCAAGAACAAAGGTGTCAGTTGCGTAAGCTACTATACTAGCTACTCCGTACTGTCCGTTGATCTTAGTGTGGGACTGTCTGTTGTTAATGGTAGTACTGGAAGTAGCAAAGCTTACTTGACCTGCTCCTTTTTGTACGAAGCTACAGTTAAAACCAGCTCCTAAACCACTTGGTACTGTGACAGTTACAGCAGAAGCATTGTCTAACACAACTACTTTACCGTTGTCTCCAGCTACTAATGTATATGTGGTTCCTGTTTGATCGTTAATAGAAGCGTCAAAGTTGCTGATCGCATTACCATTAAAGTCGTAGCTTGATAAGTTAGAGGCAGATGCTTGCCCCATTAGATTGGTAACGGTTACTTTCTTAGTGGTCGCTGTACCCGCTATGTCGTCAACGATTGCAAGTATGTCTGCACCCGCTGGTGTTGTCAGCTCGGTAAGTTCTGTAATTTTTTTATTAGCCATGAGTATTAAGCTGGTTCAAATAATAATATTTCGTTTAGTTCTGTTGTCAATGGTTCACTAGCTTCTGTAAAGATTGCTCCGTCAATGACTTCCTCTTGTGGTGCATCAAATCCGTAGAGCTTTTCAAAAGCTGGTCGAATAAAGTTACCAGGGAATGCGATGATACCGCTGGGCTTTTCAAATCCTGATGTGAACTCAATGGACATTATAGGGAGTCAACAGTTCCAGTAGCGTAGACGCTGTGGGTTCCTGATGTGTAAGCACTTACATTAGCTCTTAGCTTTTCGTAGTGTCCGTGGTCATCTCGTACCATAACCGATCCTTCGGCTGATACTGATTGACTGTGTACTACATGCCAAGCTCCTCCAATGTAAGCTTCTATATCTATTGTTGCAGCTCCAGCGGACTCAGTGGCTATGACAAATGTCCAACCCTTAGTACGCTCAGACCCGAATGCACTACCCGCCCCTGAAGATGTAACAGATGAGAGTAGAGTCTTTTTATCTAGTGTGCGAAGGCTCATATATATTTATATTACTATTGTTATTGTGAAAGCTGTACTCCTGTACCACCGTTAGCTGCACCCATGCTTAAAGTAGGACGGCGAGTAGCTGTTAGTTGCTGTGTACCACGCTTACGCTTAGTAGGTTCAGTAGCCCTCTTAGTAACAGCTCGTTCTGCCGTAGGTAATGGCGGTGGTGGTGGAGCTGGTGGAGGAGGGGGAGGTGGGATGTTAGGCTGTGAGAAACACATAGCTATTCTAAGTCTTTGGTGATGATGTTGTCTTGTAATTGTTCGTCGTAAGTCTGTTGTAAATAATTAATTACACTTCTTTGTCCTACCTTAAACCATACATCTCTATCAGAGTCTGTCAAGAGGGGACATTTATCCGGGAACAGTTTGTCAAGCTTTTCTATCAAAGACTTACTCAACGCTGGTAATACTATTTCATTATCACTCATCTCTATAACTTATATCTGATAGTTCTTGCGGCAGCTTTCCTTCTTTAATCTTTTGCTCCGTCCATATCCAAGCTGAAGCATTCCATAAGATAGCACCCGCATGGTCTTCAGAGTTGTCCCCCTCAGCCAGCCCCAACAAATGTCTAAACATCGAGTCATATAATCTACTTAGTGGGAATCCTTGTTTCCAGTTGTCGTCTCCGTAAAGCTTTCCGCCAGCTTCAAATCTTTTGGCGAGACTGCGTAAGGCGACCGGAGGTATAAGGCTGGGTCGTCCCCGTCCATCGTCCCCATCACGCCTTGCCCCAGTGCTGAAGTTTCTAGTATATCCTTGGTTTGGTAGTTCTTCGGTGTCCATAGTTTCTTTATTGTTTTAGTTCTGAAGCAGTAGTTCTCTGCTCGTAGTAATCTTGCCATCCATGCGTTCATCAAAGCATCTTGTTCAGTGAGTCCAGCATCTTCGTAGCATTTTGTAACAGTCTCCCATGTGTATCCATGTTTATCTAGTAGTCGTTTAGCAGTAACAGCTCCTACCTTTGGTACACCACTGTATCCATCCGTTGAATCTCCGGTCAGTGTTTGTATCAAGTGGAAGTTATCTGCTTCTTCAATGGATGGTTGGTGGTACTCTCCTCTGTTATAATCGTAGAAGATACCTGGTACACTCTTGAAGTCTTTGTCTATACTAACAATGATCGTCTCTTCATCCATTGCTTTGTCAGTAGCTAGGATAGATATAACATCATCAGCTTCCAAGTTATTCCACAGCACGCCACCAAGTTCATCGATGATCCACTGCTTTACTTGTCTAAGTATGATAGGCAGTCGTGACTTAGCACGGTTTGCTTTGTAGTCAGGGAATAGCTTGCGTCGGAAGTTAGCACGGTCTGATAGACACAGCACTACATTCTCACATCTTAAGTTATCTCTGAACTCCTGTATCTTATTTATCACACGAGCTTTAGCTAATGCCATGTCTGCGTGTACAGTCCACAGTTCTTCTTTCCATTGTATCGGCTCTTCTGCGACAACAGCTGCTTCAAATGCTAACACATCTGCGTCGATTAGTAGTGTAGTTTTACTCATAGTATACGCTCCAATTGTTTTGATATTTCTTGTATTTGCTTTTGCTTGTGTGTGCTGGATATAACCGCAGTGTAACACATGTCATCTCTGATTGCGGTATCATCCACCACTCATTGATAGGTACTAAGTATACTGCTACTATATCTACAATGTTTGGAATGTGTGCCTTAGTACTGTTTCCACATCCTGTATTTACAGAGTAACACGATCCAACTGTGCAAGAGGAACTCTTTACTTGTACCTTTAGATCACCAGCCGGACAGTGGACAATAAAGTCCCAAGGCATAGGAGTCGTTGGCGTGTGTGGTTCAAAGTCTCGCTCTAAACATTCAGCTATGAAGCGAGTCTCTGCGATGGCTCCTATCCGTTGTGCGTTTGATGATGGCATGGTGAGGTCTTGTGTATCATAGAGGTATGCAAGGGTAGTGTAGCTGTCGTATTGTATCTCGTCCATCGTTAATCTCTATACTCCCAACTAATTAGGTAAGCTAGAAACTTCTTTAACAGATCAATGTCATCTTTAACTTTACCCATTGATTGATTACATCTGTTACATAACAAACCTCTTATCTTCCCTGTCTTGTGGCAGTGGTCTACATCTAGCAATCTTTTGTTACCAGGACTCTGACCGTGCCTATCACAGATAGCACATTTACCCTTCTGTTTCTGTAGCATAACATCATAATCTTCAGGTGTTATTCCGTACCTAACTTTAAGATGTTGCTTACGACATAAAGCTTTGAAGTGATCTGAGTTTTCATCCATCCACTTGCGTTGTTGTACACGCCTACAATCCTTACAAGTTTTTCTGTATCCTGTTTTAGATTTCTTACAGCGTGTAAAATCTTCAAGTGCTTTAGTCTCTCCACATTTAGTACAAGTATCTGTCTTCATATCAATGAGTCTCCGCCCATGTTGTACCTACTTTGTACTCACCGTCGAGTTGTACATTCAGCTTCAGTTCTTTACCAGCTACACGAATAGCTTTCACTGCTAACTTACCGAAGTCTTCTGCGTGTTGCGGTATTACTTCTGCCTGGAACTCGTCGTGTATGTTAGCAACGAATGCGTACTCTCTACCGTGCTGCCACTTACTCTTACCGAGTGCATGGTACAACTGTATCAAAGCTACCTTCATACACACTGCTCCGGCTGATTGAAGTAACATGTTCAGTGCTGCGTGACTACTGCGTATGCGTAACAATCTACCATCCAGTCCCATCAATGTACCACCGTTCTCTACTTTTCTTTTGATGTCTTGTTGCAGTCTATTCAGAGCTGGTAGGTTGGATAGGAACTTACGCTTTAACATCTGTCCTTCTCTAGCTGTACCTCCTACGATGTCTCCAATCTTTGCATCACCAGCTCCGTAAAGGAAAGCATAGATAAATGTCTTAGCTTGGTCCCGTGTCTCCAGTCCAGCAGCTTGTTGATTAGCTGTGTGGATGTCTCCTTCTGTTACGATCTTACCGTACTCTCCTCCGTCGTAGAATGCTAAGTAATGTGCTAACATCCGTAGCTCCAACCCACTAGCATCACACCCCACCAACTTCTTACCAACACCCGCACCGAACAATCCTCGACACTCTTCACCGTACGGTACACGACAAGCAGGAACCTGTGCTACATTTGGATTACTGTGTGTACACCGCCCGGTCACCGCTCCATTTGTATTCACACTGCCATGTATTCTTCCCTTCTTAGCCAGCTTCAACCACGCTTGTTCTCCCTCTGCTAACTGACCAAGTCTTTTCTGTACGAGGAGATAGTCTAACAACTTCTGTGCTATTGGATGATCTATCTTCTTCAGTACTCCCTCGTCTACTTTAGGTGTGGTAGCATCTGGTTCTTTTGGTAGATCATATCCAAGGTCAGCTAATGCGGCTGCTATCTGTTGTCGGGAACCAGGGTTGAACAGTGTAGTCTTTTGTTTGTTACCTTGCTTCTTTGCTTCCTTTAACAGAGTCTGCTTTAGACCTCTAGCTTTCAGTTGTTCCTTTAGTTTCACCTTGGTCTCAGCACTGAGTATCTCTACTTGATCTTCACTCTCTATCTTCAGTGTCCAACCAGCAGGACTCTTCATCTCTTCAACCTTGGGTGCTACCATCTGTTGCAGTTCGTCTTTCAACTCAGCTCGTATAGATGTAAGCTTGGCTGTCAGTCTGTCTGCTTTATCAAGATCAAAGCTGAAACCGTGTCGTTCCTGTTGAGATATAATAAATGCAAACCAGTGTTCGATAGCTATCATCTGATTGCTAGGCTCTTGAGTGAGTAGATAATCGTACAACAGCTGTGTAACTATACAGTCTCTCTCGCAGTACTTCTTCATCTCCTCGTTGTAGTGATCGAATGCTCCGTCTTCTTCTCCGTATGTCAGCTTCGTAGCTTTACCCATCCGGTGTCCCCAAGCTTTCAAGCTGTGACTACCTACAAGTTTAGGATCGAAGTTGTTACGACCGAAGTCCTCGTTGCGTAGGTCAGAGAAGATACACCTAGATAATACTAAGGTATCTACTACTTTAACAAGAGGTGGAGAGAATCCGTACAGCTTCTTAAGTGCTGGTATATCAAACTTAATAACATTGTGTCCGACGATACGGTCTGCTTCCGCTAGTGCTGTCAGTCCACGGTGTATACTATCTCCTGCAAAGGTCACCATCTTAGGAGTCATTGGATCGTACACAGACAAGCAGTGTACAGTGTGTAAGTCCGTCAGATTGGTGAAGTCCTCTATAGGATTTGTTTCAACATCAAAGAATAGTGTTCTCATATTTATTAGAATGGTTCATTATTTGTTTCTTCAAAGGTACTCGCTCTCTCTTCCTCAGTGCATCGTCCGGTGTCTATGTTATAGTACAATGTACTACAGTGTCCGGTCTCACCGCTGAATCGATTCTTCAGTACTCTTACTTTTGTTTCGTTAGATAGCCTGTCGCTTTGTTGGTTGCGTTCCAATCCGATGACCATATCACTTAGCTGTGCGATTGCTTGAGACCCTCGGAGGTGATGCAGACTTACTCGTCCACCCTCTTCATGTCCAGTATCCACACGCTTCAAGTGACTGACAAGTACCATACCACACCCTGTCTCCTCAACAAGAGATCGTAGCTTGGTCATTGTATTATCAATCAGTCTGCGTTCATCGTCTCCTTGGATACCACTAACAACAATCGATAGGTGATCTAGGAATATCCACTTACAATCAAAGCCCTTAATTAAGTACCTTATTTTGGACAGAAGATTGTCACTCTCCATACTCCCGAAGTGATCGTAGGTGTAGAACTTACCGTTACCCACAGTCCTATCGAACGCAGGTCTCATCTCCTTTTCATCTAACATATCATCATCGAGATGTAGTGGTTTGTTCATGTGGATACCCATGATACCTAGTGCTGTGCGTCTGACGGATTCTTCAAGAGCTATGTAACCAACAGTCTCACCCAACCCTAACAGATGGTGTGCGATCTCACGACAGAACAAAGACTTACCGATACCACTACCAGCAGTAACAGTTACAAGTTCACCCAACCTCATACCGTGAGTGATACTGTTCAGCCCGATAAACGGATACGGTTTACTTTTGTGTTCCTCTTTATGAGAGATAACATCCCACAACTCCTTACCGTTTACGATGCCGTCCGGTCTGTACTCACGAGCGTCGAACAAACACTGTACTAACTCTTTACTTCTGTTAGCAACAAGCATGTCGTTAGCATCCTTTAGTGGTAGCTCTGCGATGTGTGCTTTACCAGGTGTTAAGAGTGCCGCACATTCTGCTGCTCCCTTTCGTCCGACATCATCCATGTCAAAGCAGAACACTACTTGTTCATAACGATCTAACCAGTCGATAGCTTGAGCAACGAACTTCTTAGCTGCTCCTGCTCCGTTAGGTACACTGACGACAGGCCACTTGTTATCGAAAGCTTGGCTGACACTTAACGCATCCACCTCACCCTCAGTAACAACTACTCGTCTGCCTCCGTCCCGCCACAGGTGCTGACCATACAAACCAATCAACTCTCCTCTTGTAGCGAATGACTTGTCAGCAAACCGTAGCTTCTGAGCACATGTCTTACCGTCTCTTGTTTTATAGTTAGCTATTTGTACAGGCTGTCCGTTCACACTGCCCATCCAATACCCCCACTTCCGACAAGTATCTTCAGTCAGGTTTCTTCGTGCTATTGCTTGAGGTGATCCGTTGACAAACTCTCTCGGTGTTGGTTCGCTCACTCGTTCTCCTCCTCCAGCGTGACTGTTACAGCTGAAACAATGCCAGCTTCCGTCGTCGTTAATGGCTCTTGCATCACTTGATCCGCACTTTGGACAGGGTTGGTGTGTGTTTGTGAAAGCCATGATTTTGGTATAGTTTTATTTGCATATATTATGTTTTTCTTTTCGCACCAGCGGGCGTATGTGGTGTCACTTCCTTTCCGTATCTTGTTAGAAGCATTCATAAATACGAGACGGATGTCTAAGTGTGGATGTTGTTCTCGTACTAGTAGATGCTTCTTCCTATCGTCCACCGTCCACACACCTTTAGCTTCAATGATGATGCCGTTGGGTAGTATGAAGTCGGGAGTGTAGGTAGCAACCTTTCGGTATTCAAGCTTCAAAGTCTCGTACTCAAAAGCAACACCACTACGCTGTAGCTGGTTAGCTAAGGTTTGTTCGAATCCAGAGCGGTACTTAGAAGTTGGCGATGACCTCTTCTTCCGTTTCTTCCGCATCGAATCCACCCTCTAAGTTCTCACCGCCATTAACAAATCCTTCTTCTTGTTCAGTAAAACCGAAAGAACTAGCTGCTACAGCTGACATTCCTCCTTCACCGAGCTTCAAGACTTGAACAGCTTCCAACTTAAAGGTCACCCCAAAACCAATAGCCGGACTGTTGTAAAAGCTAGGACGAAAAGCTACTACTACTTCACTACCGCTTAGGACTTGTACATCTTTATCCATTGGTTGAGCTTTGGAATCATACACAGGCATTGAACGATGATATGTTTCACCCGTACCTTTGTTTCTTCCTCCACCTTCCATCTTAGTTTTGATTAAGAACCCACCGTCCATTTCAGTAATAGGAAACTCACGCTGCATCAGCTTCTTAGATGGGTTCTCTTGTTGTGCTTCCTGTAACTCCTGTTCATACAGTGGTCTTAGTGTAGCTTTGATAGCATCAGCTTGTTCCTTATCAACAATAACATCACAAGTAAACACGCCAAACTCTGGCTCAAATTTCTTGTAAGGTTCTGTGATGTGTGGATACCTAGCTGTACCCTTTGCTTTTATTATTTGATGTTTGGTTCTACTTTTCAGTGCCATATCTATTTTATTTATCGGTGTTAAGACAACAGATACTTCATACGCTTTACTGCGGTAACATCTAAGTCACCAAGTTCCGGCACGGATGGAAGTTCTGCGGTCGGGTTGTTGTTGATTTGCTCCATTCGGAACTCAGTCAAGAGATCAACAGAAAAAGTCTTATGGTACATTTGTCGTACAATCGTATTACATTTTCGTACATTACAAGCGTGTGTCACAAAGCAGTCATGTATGGTAGCTAAGTCAAAGTCAACTTGATTCGCTACTTGATGTACAATACAAGCGTCAAGACTGTGGATAAAGTTAGCAGTGACTGCGTTGCCGTGGTGCTTGGTATCTATCTCATCTGACTCAGTGTGGGTACGCACATATACAGTAGTGTTATCAAATACAGATTCTAAATCTACCTTCTTGTACTTACGAAAGCTCTGCTTAACTTTGAATCCTGTAGGTGTAGTCCAAGTAATACCGTTCTCGTAAGGTAAGCATCGGATAGTCTCCCGTAAATACTTCATTACTTTCTTTACTGGTTCACATACCTCATCTGCTATCTTGTTAATGATATTACTTATCCAGATGACAGCAGTTAACATCTCACCTGTACTACTCCACGGATGATTGATTCCTATACTCTTAAATAAATCCTGTACTAAGTTGTAACTGGTAGCACCGTACGGACGGTTCATCACTGCCATCTTAGCTATCTTTCTTTTGATACCGTACTGCATCCAAGTCTTAGCAATAACACCACCATCCTTAACTAACTCATCGTGTATACGATCTGCTACATATTGATACATATCATTAGCTTTGTCTTCTTCCACCAGGTTACACATCCTGCCCGTGTCCTTGTCCCGTAATAACAAACTAAGTATCTGCATACCATTGTTACTACAGTCCTGACGCACAGGTAAGTAACTAACATATCCGTACCCCTCCTCTGTGTACTTCTTGAACTCTAAACAGAACCGCAGGAAACAGAACGGATCACTAGCATCTGTCCACCAATCTGTACCGTGTGGATCATTCGCTGCTTCAAGAATAAAGTCCTTGCGTTTACCTACCCACTCCAGTCTCTCCTCTCGTGTACCTTTTACTCCCCACATGTTAGCACCGTGGACAAGTACAGCTTCTAAGTCCTCTTCATCCACCACTTGTTGACCATTCTTAAAGTCCAACAAACTCTTAGCTAAGTCAGAACCTTGTGGGTGTAGATAGTACGGAATAGCGTACACTCTACCTCGGTAATCACAACGATACGGAAAGTATATCTTTGCCCACTTACTGTACATCTTAGCGAGGTGTAGGATACGACAAGCTTGGAATCTTTTGGAGCTGTTACTAGCGTTGGTCTGTTTAATATCTTTCTGCTTTAACTTCCAGATACTCAGCTCCTGCTCATCACCACCTGTATAGTATGGTTGCTCAGGGATCTCTCCAAATTGTGGGATGTTACCTACTACTCGTTCATTCTCCCAACACTTCAACGTAATATCTAACATGTCCGTGTTGATCTGCCACTCCACCTGTTGTAATCGGTTAACAGCAGACATGACGTGGTCGTAGTTATTTCCTTCAAACCACTCAACAGGTTTACCCGTGAAGAATTTCTGTGCAGGTAGCTGTTCAATATCGTATCCACCACCTATCAATCCATGCCAATCAACTGGACGGTCAGGTAATGCCATCTTAAATACTTGCCCTGCTTCCTTCCACTTATCAAAGCGATGTATCCAATCTTTAAACTCAGAGGTAGGTAAGACAAAGCGTTCCGGCATCTTACTGCTCGTACTATCACGCATCCCCACTTTGAAGAGACCAGTCTGCTGTCTGATCTCCTCTAACAACCACAGTCCTAAACCCACCTTAGCTTTGTGATGCCACAATTCAAAACGGACATCCTCATACTTATAGAACTGCTTGATCTTACTCTGTTTTTTACGGTCAGGTATAGCTAACAAGTCCTGCTTATTCAGACTCAGGTTCTCCAAAGCATACTTCCACCGAGCTTCATTCTCAAATGCTTTACCTATACGATAACCCATCTTCCCGATAGCTAAGTGGTTGTCTAAGTTATTAAGGAATGTACGCAAAGCAATAACAGCTATCTCATACGGACACATATCCATAACGAAGGTCAGGTAAAGTGGTGTTGTGTATCCCGGACTAGAGAACTGATCGATGATGTGCTTCACTCTGTCCCCTAACTTCGGACACATACTTTGTAACATACGCTTGCACGATGCTGTGTGACTACTCTCTCCCTCCTGTCTCAGCTTGGCTTGTCGGTTACGATACTGCGTCCGTCCCCACTCCCTCATCTTAGCTACATGTCCACTCATAGATTCTCAAACCAATCAAAGTTTCCCTTCGGTTTCATGCGTGGTTTATTGGAACGAATAGCAATCAATCGCCCGTCTTCGGTTCGCTTGTATGTCCCGTCTTTGTTCCGCTCGAACCCGTAAATCTCTGTCATCATCCAGAACTGTTGAAACCCATCGTTGATAGCTTTATGATCTATCGTGCTGTAGTCCAAATCATGTCTAGCTGTGCCTTGTACTAAGTGTCTTTCAGGGTACATCTTTGCGGTCAAGTAAATCGGTTCGTATTATATCAGCCTCCGCCTCCCAGAATAAATCACTACTTGAGGTGGTGCTCGATTTCAAGGAAGGAGAGCTTGTACGCTTCGCAGTAGTCCCTTTGATCGTCCTCATAATCCATTTCACGGAGGTTATTAATATGTTCTTCAAGTCCAGGGTCAATGTCTTCATATAGTCTATCGTAAGGTTCGGTTAGCCAATCATCGTAGTTAGGTAAATCGTATTGTCTCATAGTCCGTTAGGTAGCCAGCGGTTAGTGTTTCTGTTTCCTTTTCTTCTATTCCAAACTCTAGGTGCTATCTGTAAATTTTGTGGGTGGTGGTAACCGCCTGATGTTAGTGGTATTATATGATCCACCTCAAACTTTACACCTAACTTACTCTCCAATCTTACACTCCAATCAAAATAATGTTTAATAATAAGTTCATCCTCTGCACTCAGGCTCTTTAAGGAATCTTTGATGATAGCTCTTCGCCTGCTAGCATAACGCCTACTACTAATTTTTCTAGAGTCAGTGTCTCTGTATCTCGTTTGGCATTTTTTGCTTTTATCTGTTTTATTGTATCTAGCATTCACTTCTTTTTTCTTCGCTGAAGTATTGTACTTATGTGCACTTTGTTTACCTCTTTTTGATTGTTTCCAATTTCGTTGTCTCTCAACATAAGCCTCAAGATTGTCAGGTGTGCACCAAAATTCCTTGTCTCTAACCCAATTTCTATAGACTAAACCTTGAACGAAAGGGTGTGCAGCTCCCATCTTATAAGTTTTAGGAGGATTTCCTGTGTACAATGCTACTTGATCTAGAAACTTGCCTGAACTTCTATGACCTGACTTGTTACGCTTAAAATCTTCTATTGTTTTCATTCTTCCAATCTCCGTGTTTCATCCTCCAACAGCTGTTGCAAGGACAGGTAAAGTGGAAAGTATTTATGATCTGGGTTCAGCTCCCCGTCAAACTCATTCCACATAATATGGTACATTAATTCTTCAATCATGTCAGCGGGTTGTAGTAATAGTTCTTTCATAGGTTTATTAGTCTCGGTAAAGGATTGCAATTCCGACAAGTATAAAAAAGCAGATGCAGAAAAAGGTTAAGGTACTCATTTGATATGTTATCACGCCTCAGTAGTCGGTTGATTTAATTACTTTGCAGATGTTGCACGAGTAACATTTGTCCCATTGTTTAAGGTTTTCGTATTCTTCTTCAGCTTCCTCTAGTGTGTCGTATGTTATATAATAATCTTGTAACTCAAGACTTTGCTTTAATAAAGGATGTCTACGAGTTAGATCATTGTTTGGATTTTTAAGGATATAAGCGACTAAGTATTTTTCTTTATTCATTAGTAGTAGTAGTTCTATTTAGTAGTTCTTGTTGTAGCTCCACGAGCCTATCACGGACACGTAAGCTGGTAGGTAATTGTTCCTGTAGCTTTAAGTAATGATCGATCAAAGTCTGGATAGATATATCGTCAAGCGTTTCAAGTTTAGAAGGGTCGGTTAAGTTATTATTCATCGGTTAAACATTCTGGGCAGGTATCTTGTGCTTCAAACTTCTGGCTTGTCAATCCGCATTCTTTGCATTCGTTAGGTTTCCTATTCCTGTAATACTGTTTGAGTTTTCCTTTGATATCTTCCATCATGTGCTCTTTGCTGTGAGCTTCTCCAGAAATCGGTAACTCACGACACCCCCAAGCGATAAATACCATGGCGGAGCTGTGAGAATCGATACGATAATAGAAGGTTAGGTTTTGGTAGATAAAGCTTACTGACATAACTCGGTTTCCTCAATAGTCACAAAAGTTTCTCGATATTCCATTAGGTAATGTTTAATAACATCATAAGTTTCATGATCGAATCCATCATCTTTTAGTTCCTGTTGTAGCTCATGGAAGCGGTCAGATAAATCCTGTAAGCAATCAATGGCACAATCAATTTCGGACAGGTAAGATTTCAAATGTTCATTGATAATATCCATTGTGACATCAGCTTTAAAGATTTTTACGATTTCGTCATGGTCATGGTTTGCACCAATAAGTAGATATTTAAGTTTCATGTGGTCAGGTAATGTTTGTCGGTTAGTTTGCAAGCCAAAGGATCATAAGCCAAGACGCAACGGATGAAGCACAGATACAGCACCCGATGAAACAATTCTCGAGGCGTTGTGAAGCTTTAGGCATCTGACAATCATCAAGATTAATAAGGCGGTCAGGTAATTTTTCGGTGGTAATTTTCATGTGTATTAATCGTTTTCGACAATGTCGCTTGTTTTATTGAGTTGATTGATAGTAATTAGTTGAGTCCTGTGATTTTTCGGACGATCTGCCATGCTTTATCGCAAGGATTATCAAAATCAAGACCCCAATAAAGCCATTGGTTATGAATCTTTCTCCGTTTGGCGTAGCTCGCATCTCTTAAGTAATGTCTGAAATCATGATGCCAGAAGTAAGCAAGACCAATGTAATCAGGAGTCCTGACTAATTCCTTGTCGAGTCTGAGTAGTTTTAAGTATGCCTCTGTTGAGAGAGCTTCGAGGTTTAGTATATCTGTCATTTTGAATTTTGTTTCTAACAAGACTGAATTGCCTTGCCGATCCCACTCATTACAGAGTTTCATCCATAGCTCCATCAAAAAAAGTTCAAATGATGTTTGTATAAGTTCAACTGATTGATGTTATTACAAAGCCTAATCACTACATAAGTTGCGTTTCAATCTGTTCATTTAGTTCATTTATATTTGAACTTAGAACTTTGAAAGCGAAAAGAACATATACAAGTAATTCATGCAAATACACTAACTGCACTAGATAACAGCAGTTGATTAGTGACGCAAAGGCCTAGCAATCTCTGTTGATTTGCGAAGATAATTGATGCAGTTTACTTCAGAATCTATCTAGTTTGCATAAATCGTTGATAATCAACAAAAGCTATTAGACATAATGTGTATTATGCGAATCATATACCCCTGCCCTATAAAATACTTACGGGTACGCGGGGGTAATTAACGCACGCGTATATAGCGTAAGCCCCTCAGATTTTTCTACCAAATCTTTTTGGAAGTCCTATATACTCTCCTAGAACTGAGGCTCAAAGCTATCGTCTTCGTCCTCTACAATCTCGTCAAAGTCTCCTTCAAAGATAACATCATCTGTTTCAGTTAGTACAGACAGCTTAGCGAAGTCCAGGCATCCGGCTATTGTGTAGTCGTTAAGATCGTACTCTCGTTTGAATCGGTATATAAGCTTTGCCAGTTCGTACTGGAAGGTGTCTGTTTGTTCGTTGATATTCATGATGTTGTTATAGTATACAGCTATACGAGAATTTTTCATAGGTTAAACTACAACAAGATTTTTGACCAGTGTTTAAGCGGGTCCTAGAAAATAAGCTTTACAAAGTCCCTTCGGTTTGAGATCGTTATAATATTGATATTAAGATAGTACTTTAGAGTTAGTTTTAAAGTTATTATTTGTATGTATAGGTCAAGTGTACAAGCAAGTGGTTAAGAGTCGTATTAGCTGCCTACTGCTACAGCTTTCTTTTAACAAAGATTACTTAGTAGACGCTTCAGCTCTAACAGATTAGTTACAGCTACTGATTTAGCTCATACTTCGTTCTTTCGCTAAATAGTTAAAGGTGTGACTAATACTTGTTTTATAAGGTTCCGTTTTAAGGATAGGTGTGTTTATAAATAAACCTATATATGTATTTACACTAACTACAACAGCACCTACTACTACATCCACAGTTGAGCAGAAGTTTTGTTATTATTCTTATGGAAGCTGTTAACAAAGCTATCTAGTTCTTCATTCAGCAGTTCTTGTTGTCTATCAATCATAGATTGGTTAACATCAGCAGCCATTTGCTGCACCCAATAACCAACAGCTATTGATAAAGCATCAAGACGGTCATCATGTACTAAGCTACCTTTATCTCTTGTTATCCTAGATAACTGATACATAAGCATGTACCTAGTTTGTTGTTCAATAGGATAGGATAGAGCAGACCTGTAATCGTTATTTATAACAGTAGGATCAACGATAAGTCTATGAGAGTTAAGTACAGGTTCTAAGGTATCTACTATCCGTAGCTCCTTCTGTTTGTTATGTCTGACTTCTTCTATAGTCACAGGATATGTTGTTCTAAACAGAGGCTTTATCAGCTCCATAAACATACCATCTCCAAAGTTAGACTCTATGACTACCTTATTAACTTTGTTATCTTTAGCGATAGCTACGAGTTGTTGTAGGGTTTTGGTATCGTAACCACCTCTTATACCACCAGCATCCGGAACAAACAACTGACCGTTTAACATCTTTACTACAGCGTACCCTGTTTCATCCTTACCACGACCAGACGGGTCAATAGATAGGACAGAGCCTGTGTACGGTATCATATCCCCAACAGTGTTAGCAGGTCTTCTGTACCTGTCCCCCGCTAGTCCTACATTAGGTAACTCTCTATCACAGTTATCAGGGTCACTAGACCACACGATCTTTTCCGGAGCTACATCCACATCTACATCCATCACTACCAGATCGTTAATCTTTAATGGGTATCTATCAGCATCACTCAGCTTAGGATTAAGCATGAACTGAAGAGCGTACCCGGTACGACCGTACGACATCTTTCTTTCCTCTAGGTCTAGATCAGTGAACCTAAGGGGTTCTGTAGAAGTACCGACTGTCTCAGGAGTTATGTTATCCGCTATAAGGGGTGCTAGATCGCCTCCGTAGTTGTTTATAGCCTCAGTATCATCCGGATACTCTGAAGACCATATACGGCTCTTGTAGCCCCTCTCTCGCAGTTTGTTGTATATACTGTCCTCACATTGAGGAGTACCAAGAAAGATGATCCGGGAGGAGTCCAAGGGTTTAATGATAGCGTCGAACTCTTTTACTTGTTCATCCAGCTTATCTCTCATTCCTTGTGTAGCACTGTTGTTAGCTACCTCGACATCGTCTGCTACAATTATATCAGCACGAGATCCTGTTAGCTGAGATGATATACCAAGTGACTTAACAGAGGGTGCGTGAGAGGCTGGAGCAGGTCCTACATCGAAAGCTATCTTACTGAATCGTTGGTTCTCTGATGGCTTTAATCCTTGTAAAATGGGAATCTCTTGAATGATTCGCAAGGTAAATGTAGAAAAGTCATCTGATCTATTCTTAGATGCTGATACAACAAGTATGTTCTTAGATGGGTCCAGCAGCAGCTGATGTACTACAAAAGCACTTGTTATCCAGCTCTTACCTACCCCACGGAACGCCATGATAACAGACCGCTTTGGACCGTGTTGCAGGTACTCAGCGATGTCGTATTGTAGCTCGGTGGGGTCAGGAAGATTTAGATGCTTCCAAACCAGGTACAGGAAGTTTCTAAAGTCCCGTAGCTTGGGTGGTATCTCTTGGTGTTTCTTGTTCTTCAAAAGGTAAAGTCTTTAAGTCATCAGCTAACGCTTGTAGAGGTGTACCCATTCCTGAGTCCATAACAACATTGTTATCCTTAAGGAACTGTCTAGCTCCGTTTAGTAGTGCAGCGTTGTACTCCCCCTCAGCTTCCATCAGATCAATACAGTTACGATACGCACCAGCTATCTTGTCGTGCAGTTTACTTCCTTCGGTATGACTTAGCATATACCTACTGTATTAATAGTTGTTATCTTTGTAAACAAAAAGAGGCGGCTCCGAAGAACCGCCCCTTGATGATATGAGAGCAATAAAGCTTAGCTTAAAGCAGCTTCGAACTCAGCAACGGTTCCTAATTCAGTTCCGTTGTGGTAGAGGTCTGCATCAAACTTAGCAGCAGCAGCTGAACTGTCAGTCGAAGAGATGTCAGTAGCAGCAGCAGTTGCAGAAGTGGTGAGAACTTTGAACTTGTCGTCTCCTTCGTCCCAGATCAGAGCCACATTGGATTCAGCAGAACCACGCTCCACGATGAAACCACCGTCATTAGAAGCATTTGTTCCGGAAGCAGCACCTTTAGAAAGGTTCATGATGCTGTCAGCTACATCGATGTTAGTGGTGTTTACGGAAGTCGTAGTACCATTAACAGTCAAGTTACCACTGAAAGTAGCATTGGCTGCGGAGATGTTACCGGAGAAGGAAGCGGAGTTACCGTCAGAAGCGAGCGATCCAGCTTGAGTTTGAAGAGCGGAGATGTCGCTGTCATTGCTGGAAACATTGCTTTGAAGGGTGGAGATGTCCGAATCATTCGAAGAGACATTGCTTTGCAGCGTGCTAACATCAGATTGAAGTGAAGAAATATCACTGTCATTTGAGCTAACATTGCTTTGCAAGGTAGCGATGTCGGAGTCGTTGGAGCTAACATTAGACTGAAGAGTCGAGATAGCAGAAGAGTTGGAGCTAACGCTGGACTGAAGGCTGGAGATGTCGCTATCGTTAGAAGATACAGCATCAGCAACAGTTTTAAGTTGGCTATCAAGAGCTTCGTCAGCAGCTTTAAGGCTGGCTACAGAACCAAGATAGTTGGTCGAAGCGTTAGCGGAATAAGAACCGTCAGTACCAAGACCAGCACCAGTTTGAGTAGCATCTACTTCGGACTGAAGAGCTGAAGTGTCAGAAGCAACACTATCAACATAAGCTTTGGTAGCAGCGTGAAGGGAGGCAGTAGGAGCACCTGAGAGCGTCAAAGCTCCGGTCATTGTTCCTCCTGCGAGGGCAAGCTTCTTATCAAGCTCTACTTTGGTTTTTTGACCCAATTGGGTAAGCAAACTAGACATAATATATAATCCTTTGTTGTGGGTTAGTTGTGTGAAATAAAGTTATTAGGAGAGCTTATATCTGTCAAACAGGTTCAATCATTAAAATGTCACCCAGCTCTGTAGTTAAGCTGTCTCCGTTTTCCGCAAGTAAGTGAGTAACAGCAGCTACTGTACTTCCAAGTTCTATGATCTTCCAATCAGTACCATCGTCTACAGCCATACAAGGACCACCGTTTCCGTCACCATCTGTTACATAGATAACACGACCTGATGTACCGTTGGTAGGTAGAGACGATGCTTGATACGATCCGAACTGTATAGATTGAGAAACAGATAGCGTACCACTAATCAATCCTCCCGATGTATTCAGCTTGTTATCAAGCTTGGCTTTAACCTTCTGTCCTAATTGTGTAAGTAAGCTACTCATGTGTTATATTAGGGTGTAGTTAAGCCGTCAAGGAAATCCTGGTAATCACCTACTTCTTCTTCACGAGCGTCAAGGAAGTAAGGCAGATCGTTCCAAGCAGTCGTCCCGTCACCTATCTTAATTCTGTTGCGTGCAGGGTCGATCTCGATACCTATTTCCCCCTCTAAAAGTACAGGGTTGGCTGTGCTCCAGTTCGTAGCGGAATCGTTTCTAAGCTGTATTCTTTTACTGAAAGTTGCCATTTGTTATGCTCCTCCTCCATTGTAAACATCTAAATTATCACTAGCTGTAGCACCTTGAGCATCAATCTGTGGATCACTCATTGCAGCGTTACCACCACTCACACCGATGATGTCAGGGTCTGATGTAATAGAATCTGTAAGAACTTGTGCTGCTTGTGTAGCTTCTAATGCTTCCGTAACACTAGCACTGGATACAGCAGCAAGCGTCCGGCTTTGAAAGGTAAGCGGATGGATACGGGGTGGTTTAGGTCGTCTTAGCATTTCCATCTACGCAACGCTAAAGCTTTTCTTGTTGGTCTACCTTTACTGTCCTTCATTGGTCCTTTGACTCCAGACATCCGAGCACAGAAGGAACGCTTTCTAGGACCACCACCAGGCTGAGGAGCTTTCAGTTTAGAACCAGTAGCACGATTGTACTTAGCTCTACCTTTAGCAGTCAGCCCACCCTTACGGGACTTCTCACCTCTACCGAGGGATAGTGATACAGACTTAGCCATTACTTCTTCGGAAACCCACGCTTCATATTAGCGTAAGCTTTAGCAGATATAGTAGACTTCTTTTTGCTACGGCTGATACCTAGTTTCTTTCTTCTGTTAATGTTGTAATATAATCCTTTTTTGGGCATAACTATTTCCTCACTAATACTTCTAACATTCTATCTAGTTTGTTGTGAACTTCTTTAATTGCTTCCTCTACCTTAGCTATCCTTTCTTCAACAGCTCTATCTCTTTCCCGTTGAGCAGCTAACTCTACCTCTATCTTAGTCATCCGTTTATCACCAAGGTCTAAGCGTTCGATCATGCGTTTAATAATCCAACCGATAACTCCAAGGGCAATAGCTAGAGCGGTATTTAAAAGACCAGATAGAGATTCGATCATTTGTTATCCTATTACTACTACTTTAATGTGTGTGTATGTAGTTCCCCAATTTCCATTCGTTCTTGAGCCATTAGAATTTAAATGAGTCCAGCCGCTATCAGTTAACTGAACTGTTAAAGTTGTAGAACTAATTGCCGTTATAGATGCTCCTCTGTTAGCGGTTCCATCAGTATCGTGAGTTGGAACTAGTTTAATATTAGCACCTGCACTACTTGTAGCCATCCATATTTGAATCTGAGCTTCAGCAGTTCCTAATCCATGTGTGAAACTATAAGTACCTCCGTTAGCTAATCCTGTAGTGTCGTTAAACCATCCACTAGCGTACTTAGAGACACTAACTACCTGAGCATCTACATACGCCTTAATACTTTCAGATGTAGCTAATGAAGTAGCAGAAGCTGTCGCCATCGTATCATCATCTAATATAGATACTTCTTCAGGATCACCACTACCAGCCGTTGTTCTACCTATTACTTTAGCAGTGTTGATATTCTGCATCTTAGCAAAGGTAACAGCATCGTTAATCAGTTCATTAGTGCCTATAGAATCGTTTTGCATAGCAGCTTGACCCACAGCATTAACTTGAATCTGTGTGGCGGTAACAGCACCACTAGCGATCTTAGCTGTAGTAACAGCACTGTTAGCAATGGTCAGAGCAGTATCACCAGTAACATCTCCGGTGTGTGTAGCGTTAGTTACCTTCGCTGTATTTGCTGCAACTGCCGTATTATTAGCTACTTCTGTATCAAAGTCTGAGATAGTAGATGCAGTCTGTGTACCTGTGTGGTTAGCTCTTGCTAATAAAGTAGCGTCACTAGAGTTAGCGGTAGCACCTGTAGCAATACCGTTTAGCTTTGTCTTATCAGCACCTGTCATCACACCGGCTAAACTAGTAGTAGCACCTGCAACCGTAGTATTTGTACCGCTAGACGATTCGATTTCTACAGATGAAGTACCGGGTGTATTACTAAGATTCGTAGCACCTGCACCACTGGAACCACTAGAAGCAGCTGTAATCCGTCCATTCTCATCCACTGTAATATCAGTGTTAGTGTAAGAACCGGGAGTAACAGTGGTGTGATCTAACTTAGCAGCAGTAACAGCGTCGTCTGCTATATTAGCTGTGTCAATTGGTCCACCTGGAGTACCTGAAGATACTGCAACAGCAATCTGCTGATCTACATAGCGTTTTCTAGTAGCGTGATTATCACTGCTTGGATCGGTTCCTGGTAGTGTCAGAGCACCCGTCATCGTATCACCGCTCTTATTAACCTTTAACGCATCACCAGCTGCAACAACACCATCTACATAGTTCTTATTAGTCAGATCATTAGCAGTGGTAGGAGCAGCAGCTTGTACGACTTTAGCTGGGCTAGTCATGGTTAAATCACCAGACATACTATCACCCGCTTTAGTTACTTGCTCAGAGTCTCCTGTTATACGAGCAGCAGCTTCAGTAGCTACCTCTCCGTCTACATAGGACTTGTTAGTAAGAGAGTTATTACCGGACGGTACAGCAGAAGAAGTGACTTCATTGGAACCCATATCTAGGTTACCTGTCATTGTATCCCCAGCTTCGTCTACATATCTGCCGTCTGCATATGATTTAGTAACAGCATCTTGTGCGTTCTCCGGATCAGCCAGATTAACCAGCTTTACAGAGTCACCGTCGTAATTACCGTTAGCATCTTTAACTAAAGTCTTCTTACCGCTACCTTCTTCAATCTCTTCGTTTAAGAATAAGTTGTGTAAGTAAGCTAAATCTAAATCTCTCTCTGGTAGCACTGTACCGTTCTTAAAGTCAACAAGCAGAGTGGATGCGTCACTGTCTCTTCTGATTCGTATACGAGCACCTAATTCTGGAGCTGTATCAAAAGTGATTGTACCTGCTGATGTGTCTATCGTATAGTCCGCAGAGTCAACTACTTCAAACTTTCCTCCTGTTGTTGTGGAATCGTCTACTCCGACAATGATGTGGTTTTCTTGCTGTCCGGATAGAACTGCGAAAGTGTAGGCAAAGGAGGTTTGGTTCCCGTCGCCAGTGTAGTCTACATAGGTGTTTGCCATGATAATATATTATTAACTATTGAGTTAGGAGTTCAAGCACATCTTCTCGTGATACGCCAGATTGTAAACTTGCTGCTACTTGTCTATTAAGCTCTGCGATTTCTGGGAACTCATTAAACATTTCAGCTCTAGCAGCGTTTCTGTATCTATCTATAATTCTTCTAATGTATTTAACTCTTTGACTAGGAAGACCGCTAAAAGATTTAGGATCAAGTGCTTGGTATCTTTTATCTTTTATTAAATCACCTAAAGCTTGTCGCATAGTTCTTCCATTCAGTACTACTTCAGATGATAACTCTAACCACCTATCGTAAGCACTTCTACCATTAGACCCGATAAAATCTGTAAGTTCTATAACTCCTTTATATTTAGTAGAAGGCATGGAAAACCCATGACCAACATTAGCAAGCTCTTTAGCTACAACATCATTATTATCAATACCGAATGCTATAGGATTTAATGGGTTTAATATACCTGCTAATCCTTCAAAGTATTGTTTTACAACAGGTTCTCCTAAAGGACTGCGTTTTAAGTCTAAAGTAGTACCAGGTATTTTTCTAAGCACTATATCAGCGAAACCTCTTATTTCTTTCATTTCTTGATCGCCTGTTATGGACTGTCCCTGTGCTAAAATATTAGGAAGAAAAGCAGCGGTCATACCACCAGCATATTTACCAGCAGGTGTTTGTCCTCGCAATACGCTTAAAACTTGATCTAAACCTGATAAATAAGATTTGCTAGTGAAGTTTCTAATACCAGTCCACATACCGATAGCCATCAATCTTTCCAAATCAGACTCATCCGCACTAGTTAATTTATTATCTTCCGCTAAATCTTTCATGTCAGCATATACACCGATCATGGTAGCGAGTGGATCAAGTCTTTGATAACTAACCCAAGTATCTCCCATCTTTATACTATAAGGAAGATTACCTGCATTTAACCACATTTGTCTTTGTTTGTAATCTTCTGGACCGCCACCGTTTATACGATCACCGAACATATGCACAGCACTAAACAGAGCTGAGTTCAACATAGTGCCGAATGCTAATTTACCTCTAGCCTCTGCTCTAGCAATAAGGTCTGGAGTTCCGTCGTCTTTAACAGCTTTGAGTTGTTCTAGCATCGACTTACGAACTTGCTCTAACCCTTTCCCTCCGTTTTCTAAAGCTTCTATTCTAGCTTTGTAACCAGGTTCTAATTTAGCCCAAGCATCTGATGCTCTTAACTTATTAATAGCTAGTCGTGTTGGTGCTGATAATCTATCAAAAGAGAATTTTAAGATATTTGTAGGAGTTCGCACGAAAGGAGCAACTAAGAATCCTATTTTTGTTTTAGTAACTAAATTCTGTACAGCAGCTCCAATTGGACCTAACTCAGCAGAGAATGAAATTTCTTCAGCAGCTCTAACATTTGGATCAATAAAATCTTTAGTAAGTTGTATTAAAGCTGCGTTATCCTCTAAATTTTCATCAACCAAACCTAACTCTCTGGCTCTTTCTAACTTAGACGCTTTTTCGCCTTGCACATAATCAGCTACTGCTTTCGATCTATCAGCCGGAGTTTGGAAAGGTCCTTGTACTAATTCATCAGCTTCCCTAAATAAAGCTTGTTCTGAAAAGTTTCTGTTTGATCTAGTTACTAAAGCTTCAAAAGAGTCATGTATATACTTAGCTATTTCTTGCGGTTCCCTAAGACCTAAGTCGTAAGCTTTTAAAGTTAACTGTGCATAAGCTCTACTTCTGTATTGGTTTGACTTCCACATTTGATCCACCGAGAAATTAAACCTATTAGGTAATCTAACCCATTTCCCTGCATAATCTATAGCTTCTTTAATACCGTCCGAAATCTCAGTTCCTAATACTTGTTGTACATTCTTGCCTGTTATTGATCCGATACTAGAACCAGTACCCTCAACAAAAGCGGAACCTGCATCTCCTATAAATTGAGAACCATCTGTCTTCCAAGCTTTCAAAAAGAAACTTACTTGCTCTACTAAACTCATAGAAGAACCCCACGCATTAGCAGTAGCTTGCTTTACAGCTGGGTCAGCACTCATCCAACCTCCTATAGACCTTTCAAAGTTTTTAAGATAGTGAGCTAATCCTGTTCCTAGGTAGTTAGTAGTAAGTGTTCTAGGTCCCCACATCAGTGAGTTCTTGTAGTACTCTTGTAACATGTCTAACATCTTACCACCAGCAGTGCCACGCACTTGTTTATTCAACCCAATAACAGCAGCAAATATATCATCACCTCCATTTTGTTCAGCAATCAATATACCTTCTACCATTTTGTCCATCGTTAGACCGCCTCTCTTACTGAGGTATTCTTGTCTGAGCTGTGCGTTCTTAATCTCTGCGTCGCTTAGAGTAACTTTAGTACCCATCTTCACGCTTTTTAAACCCCTACCGAAACCACTAGCCAATCCTGAATGACCTGCTTGAATGTGTAACTGTTGTTCAAACAAACCTTTTAAACGGGCTTCCATAATTTCCCGCTCTTCAGGCATCATTTTCGCTCCGCTATTTTTGTAGTTCTTAGCTATGTCTATTATTTCTTTTCCATTTTCTAAAGCTAACTTTTTAAGAGCTGCCATCCTGGAAGTTATACGGAACAAAGTAGTTTGATCTTTTCTAGCAGCTTCAACTAAACCTGTTAGGTATTTACCATCTGCTCCTAGTAAGTTAGCTAACTCCATAATAGCCCCTTCTTCAAGAAGCTCATCAGTTAGTTCCTGCATTTTCCTACCGTCTTTAAGTAACTCGTCAGCCATAACATCCTGTAACTGAGCTACTCCTTCTACTTGTAAACCTGCTGGTAATTTAGCTGTTTGTTTAGCTAATCCTTTTACAGCTTGTCTACCTCCTATCTTCAAAGTAGAAGTATCAACATCCTTAGCAAATTTACTAATTGTATCTTTTAATTCCGGAAGGTCTGAAGTTGTGCGTAAATATCTAAACCTCTGATCTAAATTATACTGTCTTTGTTTTACAATATTTCTTTGAGCTAGAAAGTCATTAAATATCTTACGTTGTTGTTTGAAGCCTAACTTAGCCTGTAAAGAAGCAAACAAATCTTTTAAAATTATAGCTACATCTCTAGCAATTTGTTTAAAACCTCTAGCTGTAGCTCTATCAAACTCACCTTTACCAGACCTAGCTAAAAACTCATCAGTCATTAACTCAGCAAAGTATTCGTCTATATCTAAAAATCTATAGTTCTTATCTGTAAACTGATTACCTGATAAAAAGTCGTCTAGTTCTTTAGGTAAATCTTTAGGTCTTTCGGGAAGTTTAAGTAAATCTTTTAAACTATCAGACCTCATTAATAAGTCTTGCGTCCCTTCGTCTAACTCTACACCAAAACTTTTAATATACTTCAGTCTTTCTTTTTTAAATTCTTTAGTAAGTTTATCTAAATCTGTTTTCGGTAAGTAACGACTTAAACTATGCCATAGTTCGTGTATAGCTGTTCTTTCTAATCCTCCTCTTTCCACCATGTCTTTACGAAGCTGCATGATGTTTGATCCCCAGTTGTATCTACCTTCCGATGATATTTTGTTTGTTACTGATATTTTAACATCGCCAAACATACGCTCACCTAGAACATCTATAAACTTCTCTACTTCCTCAGCTCCTTCAATGTCACCTCCAAGAGCAAACTTCTTAATAAGCCTTTTCTTTAATACCCCAGCACCTTTAGGTTGTAATTCAGCTAAACCTGCTTCTGGGTATGTTTTAAATGGAGGTGGTATTATTCTTATAGCTTCATCAAAATCATCTACTAAATCAGGACTAGCTCCAAGTCTTACTCTTAAATCAGGTAACTCAGAAAAACCAACATCCTCAACCGCAGTAGACTTATCTAAATCAGAAAAAGCATCGATAGTCTTAGCTTCGTCTTGGTACTGCATCATAGCCGTGGTTACTGCATCTTCTTTGGTTGCCCCATCCGCTATTTCTTTTGTGAATCTTTTAGAGGCTTTAAGAGATGTGGAGAACAACTTGAATAAACCTCCAACACCAGCGTCAATCATCGCACCTTCTAATACATTTTTCAGTCTACCTTCTAATTCAGTATCTTCAGGATCAGCTGCTAAATAATCTGTGACGGCTTGTGTAAACTCAGGTTGGTCTATCTCTTTTAAGAAGTTAGATAATCTTTCTTGCTGCCCATCAAACGCTATGAAATTAGTAGCAACATCCGCAGCTAAATATCCCTGCGGTTTTAAATCTAAGAGTTTACCTGGTTTTACTCCTTTAGCTAGTTTACCTGCTTTACTCAACCCTTTACCAATAACACCAAAAGGCACAGCATATTGTATTAATCCAGCTGTTAAATCACCCGCTAATGTCTTAGGTCTCTCAAAGAATCGTTCTTCATCCCAATCGGGTAACACATCAAACGAAAGAAAATCCCCTAAGTTATACACACCATGAGCCATGTCTTCAAGTCCGGCTGGTATGCTTTTTACGGCATCCAACATATAATCAGTCATCCCGAACTCTGGAATCTCTACTGGATTGTAGTCTAACTTAAAATGTTCTACCTTCATGTGTTATTAATTTTTATAAATTTTTTGAGCTAAGTCTCTCTGTTTCTCTATCCAAGCCTTCAATGCGGCTTCATCAGGCGTGACATTATGTATCGCTTCGTACATAGCTTGTTCCTTAGAAAGATCATCAGTTCCAACTCTGGACATCTCTATAAGTCTTTCTTTAGGTATCATAGGGAAAATTTCAGCAAACCTTTTAACAGCTTCTCTGTCAATTCTTACATTATAATTAACCCCTTCTACAGCAGGTACTTTTACTTCAGCAATACCCCCGTAAGCTCCAAGTCCTCTCTCTAAAATTGTAAAACCTTTTCTTTCAGCTTGTCTCACAGGCATTAATTTAGTTGTTTCAGGTGTACCTCCTACTTCTATATTAACATTTCCGTTAGCTATGTTTTCAGGTGTATACAACCCTTTAGCAAATAAATATAAGGACATCAACTTTTGAGCCTTTTCTTTTGATTCCGTAGAAGTTTTAGGGTTTTGAATAAGTTTAATAGTGTTTTCTAATTCATTTCTATAACTAAGTATAGGAATTGATCCTAACACTGGTAAAGGAACCGTTTTAGTTTTTAAGGTTTGTTTTTCAAAATTCTCAACCCATGATCTTGCGTCCTCTAAATCGCCTTCTCTTAAATTAGATTCCAAATCATACGGATTAGTGAAAGCACTAAATATATTAGGTAAATCTTTGTAAAGAGTAGTTGCTTCACTTAGAGGTGTAGTTGGGTCTAAAAACGATTTACCTTCTATTATTTCTCTAGTTGCTTTTTGTTTACTAGCTTCCTCGGCATCTTTTTTATCTTGTTCAAGCTTGCCGTTAATCTTTTCATTTAATCTTGTTTGGAACTGTTCATGGTAATATCTATCCCATCGAGCCATGTCTTCCATTACTTCGCTATCCCAAGCTGTGCTTCTAACTTCTTCTCCTTTTACATTTAAATAATTACCGCTACTAAGTTCTCTTATTTTCTGTCTACGCTCCTCATCTAATTCAAATCTTATTTCTGAAGCAAATCGTTGATATAAAGGATTAATTATCTGTTTACCTATACCATCAGCTCCTTGAACCTCCATCAAGTTTTGGCTCAATATAAAACTCTCAGCTTGCTTAAGTCTGTTGTTTAGGTTGTTATCTAAACCTGCGTTTCTTATTTTATTAAAGAATGGTATAAAGTTATCAGGTTCAGTTTCAAATAACTTCAAAGCAGTTTCGACCGTCTTAACACCGTTACTTCCTCTAACTAAAATATTATCAGATTGTTGTAATTTATTTAAAAGATATGTCTTTGCTTGTTTTTCGTTAGAAATCTCCTCACCTTCTTTAGTAACAAAAACTTGACCAGCTTTAAGAGCCATACCTATGTCCACAGCTAATTCATCTATAACAGCAAACTCTTGATTAGCAGCGTGTACATTTTTAGCTTGGGCTTGTAATTCTATTTTATCAATATCCTCATATATGTCAGCTTCTTCAGCACCGTACATAGAGAAAACATCTTCCCCTTTTATGCCCATAGCTTCAGACATTTTAGATGTACCTACTTTAAATCCTGTAGTATAATTTAAAAAATTTCTAGCTGAGTCTGGGTCTCTTTGTGCAAGCTCTAATGTAACCTCTTTTCGTAATTTAAGTAACTCAGCTGGTGTAAGTGCTCCTTGGTTTTCTTCGTACCATTGATTAAGTAAATCAGCATCAGCCATTCTAGTATTACCTGTTACTTCATCTTTTATTAAAATAGCTGAATTAAATAATACATTTTTACCTGCTCGATAAAGTTGATTTCTAGCTTGTGCTGTTGATAACGAATCGTGTGCTAATGTATATCTTCTTGTTGTTTCTCTGATAGCACCTTCAAAACCTTCGTTAACAAAAGTACTTTGTAGAGAACCATATTGATTGCGTAGATTATCTTTAACACCCGCTATCAATTCGTTTATATCTGCATCCGCATTAGCTGGGTCTTGTACTTGAGCTTTAAGCTGCCTTTCGTAGTCGTCGTGTAACAACGCACCTACAGCTTGCATCTTCCTCTTCTGATTCAACGGAGAAGTCAACCAACCCATAGCACCTCGTCGTACTTGTTTGTCTAGTTCTCCCTCCGTCTTCTTGAGCATGGCTTGTACTTCTTCCGGACTCTTCCGTGCCAGCTCCTCTTCAAATAGTTGTGCTTCTTGTTCCGCTACTTGTCCGTACTGCTGTAGCATAGGATTAACCTGTGACAAAGCATCCGCTAAATCCATCAACTTATTACGACCAGCTCGTTGCACCTGAATGCCGTACTGACCTGCTCGTTGAATGGTAGGCTGAATACCAGGAGCAACATCCCCTAGTCCTTGTACTTGTACTCGTTCTCTAGCCATAATTAAATAGTGTACTGAGGAAGACCTCTAGCATCTACCGTAGGTACTGAACCTGTTGGTATTGAAGGCACACCTCCAGCCATACTTTGTATCTGAAGTCCTGCACCATAAGCCCCAAGAGCAGCCGTTCCAGTTTGTAACAACGAACCAAGTACATTCGGTCTACTGATTGGTTGAGCTATTCCGATCTGACGCTGTCTCGTAGCAAACCCTGCTTGTTCAAGTCCGAGTCCTGTAGCTAAACCGCCCATCTCTTGTTGTCTTAACAACGCAGCTCTGTACCCAGCTTCCTGTCTCATATAGTCACTCATCAAAGCTTGAACGGACGCACCTGCCACACCAGCTTCTCCAGCGGATACTCTAGCTCTCGCAAGTGCTGCTTGTGATTTACGACTGACTTGTTCAAGTTCCCGTCCAACAGCTTCCTGCTCCTGTGCTTGACGCATACGCATCGAAGTTTGTTCTTGTTGGAATCGTAACCGTTCTGCTGCTTGTGCTTGTCGTTGGTATCTCTCTTGTTGTTTAGCTTGTTGCCTAGCACCTAAATACTGAGCACCCCCAGAGGCTACTGCTAGCCCTGCCATTACTGCTGGTAATCCTGGAAAACACATAACAATTACTTCCTCTCTAATATAAATGACAGATAGTTATCGTACTGACAATCGTTAAACTCAGCACCTAACCACTCCAACCATCTAATGCTCAGTGTGTTAGTACGCATAACAAAGTTAGTTAAGTAATCAAATCCATTCAGTAGTTCCTGCATCCGCTCCTTAGAGTGTTGTAAGAAGAACTTCTTAATCTTTGGTAATCTTCTAGTACCTAATAACCAAGCACTTCCGATATTAGTACCGTTGATAGGAGCTACTCCAAATGAGCAGTATAGATAGTTGCTTTCATCTTTTACACTGTAGCACTTGCTGGATGTAGCGTACGACATATACACAGCATCTCTAGGGTGGTGCATCAATCCAAGAATCTCTAACATATCTTCCTCCCGTAAGTCCTCATACAGATCAGGAGCATCCATATCAAGTTGTGCTTCATCTATTCTAAGCTCCATATCTTCTAGTCCTCGGTATTATCATCGATTCAAACTCTGCACCTAACAGCTTAACAGGCAAGGCAGAACTACTTGTAATCTCTATATCTACTTGACCAGGCTGTGCTTGTATAGGGAATCTGAAGTGTCCGTCTTGTGGAGTGAACTTATTAACCAGTGCTCCTTCTCCCAGTAAGTTAGAGTTAAATGGATAGTAGTAACTGTCTCTGTGTTTAGGTGTTACTTCTACTTGAAAGAATCCGGTATCAGCGTAGTTCAAGCTACCTGTTCTAAGTGTCTGGTATGTGTAGTTAGATGCACTGCGTCCTCCTTTTTCAGTAGGTTGCTTCAGTGTCTGATCGGAGAACTTGTACAACATATTGTATGTATACCCTATAACAAAGTTCTCGTATCCTTCGTACCATACATCTTGTTGCCACTCTGGTGCTGTAGTTACTCTAGCTGCTTCGTCACCTGTTAGTGTAGACCAAACAGTACTACCGAATGAACCGTCTGGTTTATAATTGTCAACTAGGTGTGTCCCTTTGTCCCTAACTCCTGAGTCGTGGCTAAGATTACATTTATAGATCGTACCGTTATAAGTAACATAATCGTACAATTGACCTTCTATAGTAATCGTAGAATCGTCTACCCTAGTAAAGTTATACTTACGACCGTACTTACTCCACACTTGAATTACATCATTAGTAACATCATCAGCTGATACAGGCAGTGGTATATTAGATAAAGTAGTAACATTGTTAACAGCGTCGTACTGATGTGTGACACCCTCAAAGTAAGATGTATTACAATCCAATAGTATTGGGTAAGCAGAATCCCATCCGAAATACTCACCTAGCGAAGCTCCGTCGCCTTTATCTACATATCCTTCTTCTAGTATTAACTTCTCTAGGTATAACTCACTGTTGTGATCTATCAATAAATACAATGTACTATCTACAAAATCAAAGCCTCTGATAGCACTAGTACCACCAAGAGTAAACTTCTGCCAAGCACTTTGTATCTTTTCCTTGCCACTCCAGAAGTATTTATAAACATACAAAGAACTTTGTTCAGATAGTGATTGTACAAGCACTGTATTCTGGGTAGTAGAACCAGCCATCATCCTAACAGAAGACGGTATATACTTAGATACATGCTCTGTTATTTCCTGTGCTTCAAATACCTCAGTGTTACTATCTACATAGTATTCGTACATACCAACGTACTTGTCCCGATTAAACGGAAAGTAGATGTAGTTGCCTAGTACTAACGGTTCAACATTATCTGTTGTATCGTACTCACTGACTGGTGATATAGCTACCGTCTTAGGTGATAACACATCTGCTCCTCTAAGTACAAACTGACTAGAGTCACTGAACAACATCAGCTTCTCTTGGAATGCTTTAGCGTATTGCAGAACTGCTACTTTAGTGTGACTAAGTCCTACATCTATCGGAGCACTATCTAACAACTGCTGTGTAGTAGTACGGAAGAAGTTAAAGTACTCATCTGCTTCACTAAAGATAACATTACTATCTGTGAGGAATCCTAAACGGTTCTTAAAGAAGAATACATCGTTGATGGTACTACCTACAAAAGACGGGAATGGATTGGTTCCGTTGTCTCCAGCGTTCCTTTGTCCGTACCCTACAGCTCTTTCTACATACTGTACATTGGTACTCCAAGCTTTAGCTGAACTAACAGTTGTTGTAACTACCCAGTAGTCTTGCCAATCAGCACCAGTACCTGGTTCAGTATCAGCGTCAGATATATGAGGTTCTACTAAATTGTAGTAAACACCGTTGTTCTCTACGACATTACCGTACTCATTGGGAGCTTGTAAAGTGAAGCTAGTTACTTTTCCTGTAACCGCATCATAACCATCAGCTACAAGAGTGATAGGCATAGTAGTATAATCAATAGTAGTATCTATACCTGTGCTTGCTCGCTTAGCTTCTGGTCCGTCATCCCATCCAACAGTCTCTACCCAACTACCTTCACCGTAATCTTCACGATCTTTAGTAGCGAAGATAACATAGTAATCATCTTGATCTATATCTGCATCGCCTCTGATACGCACCCTAAAGTCATTGAAGCAACGCTTGGGTAAGTCTGTTATACTAGCTACTTCTTTATAAGCTACACCTAAACCTTCATTCGCTAATCCATCTTCTGTGCGTATAGAGAAGTCGTGATCTGCTTGTATCTTTAGAACAGCTCCTCGACGCTCTACTGTATAACTAGCACTTGTAGGTAAAGTAGGACTAAAGGTTGGCATAACAACGCCAGGAGTAGAAGGGAAAGATGTGTATACCGTTTTACTTGTGGATGTCTCGTAACGACCTCTACCTCTAATAGTCTTAGGACGAACCCAAAATGTAGAATTAGTGTTTTTGGTGATAGTAAGTACAAATGGTTTATCGTAAGTACCTGGTGTTGTTTGTGTGTTGTCGTACCCTGTACCTTTGTGTGTAACTTGGAAAGACTGTACAGCTCCGTTACTTCCTATAATAAGTGTACCACCAGCACCGTATCCTACTTTTTGATCTAAGTCTGGATTACCGCTACCGTCATCTTCAAACTGTTCGATAGCAAAGGAGTAAGTCACAGTGCTACCAGTGGAACCTTGTCTTGTTTGACTTGGAGTAAATCCGCTACCACCTGACATACTAAGACCCGCTACGATCTTATCACTACCAAAGTAAGCATTTAGTATTATCTCTAAATCTTCAGCTATAACTTCTGTGTCTGCGTTAACTCCGTGAGCACTTGTACCACTTTCGTATGTATGCCCACCAGGAGGAGTCTTGTTGCTTGTATGACCTGTACCTCCATACGGTACCTCTTTACCTTCTAGGATTATGTCGTAGGTCTTTTCATAGTCGCCCATCTTGACAAACACTAAAGCATTGTACTTACCGTTGTCGTCTCGTATATCTTTAGATAAAAAGTCTGGGTTTGTATCTACCTTTACTTCCTTCTTCTTATTAACAAGGAATGTATAGTCAGCTACTGTCAGTGCTCGTATGTCTGCTAACGGACTACTGATACCGCTGAGATAACTAGTAGCAATAGATGTAGTAGCTACTGATATATTGTTACCACTGTCTAAATCAATAACACCTACACCACCAAGAGACACAGTAACACAGTACTTATTGTCTTCATCTCTCTTTACGAAGTGTGTGAATAAACCAGCTCCGCTGCTTGTACTTACTTTACTTACAAAGTTTGTATTCGGACGCTTTACTAATCCTTCTACAACAGTAGCCCAAGCATTGACTTGTTCGTCACATTGACCGGGATACCTAAGACTGTCGGGTTGTTGAGATACTCCCTGTGCTAGGTTAGGAACACTGTTAACTAACAGAGGCATCGCTTATCTATCTAATACTCTAAGTACGCTGTAGCTATCAAAGATAGTTCTGTCTGCATTTTCTGAGTCGCTTTCAATAGCCCTAGCTTTTGCTTCAATCTCATCTCGTAACGCAAACCCTTCTATTTCTCTGTTACCTAAAAAGCGACTAGCAAAGATACGAGCTGATTTCACTGTGATATAGTGTCTAAACTGCTCAGGCAATTCCTCGAAGTCTAATTCAAAAGTTATCGAAGCTTTCACTTCTTTCGTCCATATATCCGTGTGGTTCTTACGGTCGTACAATTTACGCCCTCGCTGCACAGGATCGGAGTCTGTATAAATTTGTGGGTCGAGGTCCACATTAAGTGTATTACCAGGCAGTGTGATCTTTTGCGTTACTGCGTCTGGTGTAAGTGGATACTCGTGCTCGGTGTTAAAGTGCCATCCTTCTGATTGGACAGCTTTTGTTGTTTCATCTAGGACTGACTCAGCTTGCGAAACAGATACCGGAATAAAGCCTGTACCTACACCTAATGAATTAACTGGTGCTTCCCCGATAACGGAGATCATAATGTTTACAGCTTCTAGTTTCGTCGTCAGTGCCATGATATGTATAAAAAAGTAATCCCGATGGAGGGAGCGGAACGAATCACAGACCTCCCAACACCGAGAGAAAACAGGTTATGCGATCAATTCGATAGCACACTCTGGACGGAGAACTCCGTGACCCATAGCATACTTCGCAACAAAAAGCGTACCTTGACGCTCGATCTGATACTCGGATTCGGTAGCAAGATCAAGCAGTTTAACAGTTCCTACAGCAGCAGAATGAGAAACAATACCTTTAGTGGTGGTGAAGTTTCCGTTGTATCCTACTCCGTTACCGCCAAACACATCGTTGTTAGACTCACCGTCGCCAGTAGAAGTACCGCTGAGGTCAGTTGATGGGATGTGGTTTGACTTGAAGATGCTGATACCAGCGATCTGTGGAATGTTACCAGCAGCAAGACTTCCGGCTCCTCCGATATCTTTATTGATAGCAGAAGTAAGAGAGAAGCTGTTGGAATCGTCAGCACCAGTGATAAGCTTGTAGTACTCTTGAGGACGCAATACACAGAAACGACCGTCACTAGGAACATCGTGTTCGTCCATGCGTTGAGCAGCACTAAACAAAGCAGCTACCAACTCAGCACCAGTAGGATCGCCAGCGTCGGCATTAGCGTCTCCGAAGTTAACGAAGGTGTTAGCACTGATGTCGAGGATGCTTCCGCCTTTACCAACTTGAGTCAAGTTAGCTCCGGTACGAGCAGCAGCGATGAACACTTTAGCAAGAGCAGTGTCGAAACGAACAGCAAGTGCTT